CCAACTGAAGAAAAGGCTGATTTTTAGTTAAAACAAAGCAATAATATAAAGAAAGGAGAAACCCTTATGATTACAAAAAATAAAATTTTATACATCATAGGTGCTATAATTTATATTAGTTGCTTTGCCTACATTATATCCGATATGCTTCAAACTATCGAAGGTAGAATCTTATTATTTATTTATTCGACATCAGTCGTTCTAACTGCTTTAATTCTATTTCTAGGTTATAAGATATTCAAAGCCCTACTAGTAATTATAGAAAAGTATAGCAAGGAATGATATCATGTCCAATTTAGCATTTACCATACTACTTTTATCAGGTTTGCTATGCATTATTGCAAATATCGGCTTTATATCTTCAATATCGATGATGTTATTGACAGTAATGTATATCATAACTCGTCCACGGAGGTAATATGTCAGTATTTAGTTTTATTAAGATAGTTGGGACCTTATATATGCTTCTCTCTATTTTACTTACTATCTGTGTAGCTATCATACTTCCAGATGGATTAACTTTAGTGTCTCCTATTTGGATTACACTACTTGTATCTATCGCTGGTACTGCATTCTTAGTATATTCTAAAAAGAGAAAACAGTCTAAGGTTACAGGTAACAAATAATGAAATTAGACTTCATAACTCTAGTAATACTATTGACTATGGCAATTACCTTTTATAAGAATTTAACCAATCCAGGTGATATTCCTATAGAAGTTGTAACTGCATTTATATTCTTAGCAATAGTAGTGCTAGCATATTATAACTCTAAGTATTAAAAAAGTATCTCATATTACACATACAAATAGTTTAATATTAAAAAGGAAGATAAAAATGAATTTAGAATTAGGGCTCATATGTGGGCTCTTATTGATTATTATATTCATGATAATTTTATTTATAGACTATGTAAAATTATCTCCAAAGTATACAATAACAAGTAAGAGGGAAGGAAAAGATGTACCTCTCTTTTACAATGTAGAAATTAATGGTGATTTTTCAATACCAGTTTCTAAATTAGATTATGATATGGTTTCAGTCGGTGATAAAATTGTAATACGCAGTTTTATGGGAATTGGCAGTAACTGTAGACTTTATAAAATTGAAAAGGTATAATATGAGACTTATTTACATAAGACTTGAGAATTACATAGGAATCTATAATGGTCGTGGAGACAATATCTTAGAGGTAGACTTATCACAGTCTACCTCTAATATTATTATAATACGCGGCTCGAATGGTTCTGGTAAATCAACTTTATTGAAAGCTTTATCTCCACTCCAAGATGATAATACTGCAATCATTCCTGGATTGGAAGGTAAAAAATCTTTAAGATATTTATATAATGGTGAAGTTTACGAGATCGTTTATATTCATCCAGTTAAATCTGATGGATCTAGAGGACAAGTTAAACTTCAAATCTATAAAGGAAATAAGAGAGAAGAATTAAATCCAACTTGGAATGTAACTTCAGGTAAGGATATCATCTTCGATCTATTTAATTTAGATGCTAACTTCTTGACTCTATCTCAGTTATCTTCTGAAGATAGAGGGTTAGCAGATAAGAAACCAGCAGAACGTAAGAAGTTTGTTAATAGTATCATCAATGGTATCGAAGTATACAATAACATGTATAAAGTTGTTACCAAGAAATACTCAAACTTCAAAAGTATGATTAATACAATCTCTTCTAAGATTGCTCAAATTGGTAATATAGAAGAATTGAATGTTAGATTTAATAATATAACTCGACAAGTAGAATTAGTTTCTGCCGAAAGAGATCAAGCAATATTAGAGACTGCAAAATTAGATTCTCAAATTGAACTTTTGTCTAAAGATAATAACTTAGAAACTTATTATAATGCAGAGAAAAGTTTAAGAGAACTCAAAGCTACAGTCGATAAAGATATCAATACTATAATCGATATTTGTAAAGGCGAAATTCCATATACAAATGATACATCTGAAATATATGAATTGATTAATAAGAATTTAGAGAAATCTAATAATGAAATTAAACAAGTTATTTCAGATGAAGCTAAAGCTAGTACTAAGCTTGATTCTCTTACAAATGAAAAGACTAAAGTTTATGAAGAACTTCAAGTCAAGATAACAAAACGAGATTCTATTTTAGATAATAGCTTCTCCGAATCTGATTTGAATCTTTATAATGAATCTAAAGCTAAGATTTCAGAAATTGATAAAGAAATCAAATCTTTGAATTTAAATATAAAGAATACATCGGAAGCTGAAAGTCTTATCAATGCAGTAGAGATGATAGTACCAGTTATAGATACACTATATAATGGCTTAGATTCTACTACAAGAAAAGATAAATCTGACTTTATTAGATCTACTTTAGATAATAATAGAAACTATGTAAATCAGTTACCAATAATTTCTGAAGAGCATAGAAAGTTATCTAGGGAATTATTAGATTTAGAATCAGAATTACGTGCTTATGAAATTCTTTTCGATAAAGCTAAAGGATTAGCTCTTAGACCTAAAGAGTGTAAGATTGATTCTTGTGCTTATGTAAAAGAAGCAATAGATGCATCATCTAAAAATCCAGAATCTAGAATTGATTCTATCAATAAAGAGATATCTGAGATTAATAAGATGATAAAAGAATTAGAATCTAAATCGGAATTTTATACAGAAGTATACGATTTCTGGAATAGATTTAATAATCTTCATGGAATGATTATGTCTTTTAGAAAACTATTAGACAAGACTCCAATTAGTTATATTCTTGATCCATATAATCTTCTTGAAAGTTTAGATAATATGGAAAAAGTAAATACTGAGTTTAATAGAATCCGTGGTGTCTATAATATAATGATTACTAAAGATAAATATGAAGATATCTTAGAGTCATTAAAAGAACCGGCTATTAAATATGAAGCCAATAAATCTCTAATAGAAGAATTGGATTCTAATATCGCAGATCTAAGAGAATCGTTATCTAAGATTGATAATGATATTCTTGATGAATCTGAAAAAGTTCAATCTCTTAAATATAAGCATGAAGTTCTTGACTATACGATAGAGGCTTATACTAATAGCTATGATATTATTAATAAAGTACTTAGTGACTTAGATGATATCAAAGAATTAGAAAATAAAATGAGCTCTTTATCTGATATTGCTAAGCAAGTATCTGGATTGCAAGTTGATTTAGATTCTGCTAAGGAAAAATCTAATAGATTAAATGAGCAGTTAAATATGATTCTCCAAGATAGAGATTCTATAGCATCAAATAAAACGCTTTTAGAAGACTATCAAAGGGACTTAGACCTATATAATAAAAATTTCTCAATTCTCGAAGCAGTACGTTACTATTTGTCCCCAACTACGGGCATTCAGACAGTGTTTATGAGAACGTATATGGGAAATATTATTTTAAAGGCTAATGAATTACTAAGCTTAATATTCAATGGTCAATTCATTATTCAGCCATTTGTTATTAACGAAGCTGAATTTAGAATTCCATGTTTAGGAAATGGATTATTGAATGATGATATTTCATCTATGAGTACAAGTCAGATTTGTATGATTAGTATGATATTATCATTTGCGATCTTATCCAATTCATCTACAGATTATAATATTCTTAAGTTAGATGAAATCGATGGCGGTCTAGATACAGAGAACCGTATTCAATTTATAGGGTTACTAAAACAGTTAATTGCTATGGTTGGTTGCGAGCAATGTTTCTTGATTAGTCATAATATGGAATATGATGCAGATACAAGTGTAATTGATATGACTGCACGGCCTGTAATGGTTAGATAATGAGAAGGAGGTTCATCCTCCTTCTTCTATTATTTTTTTTGTAATCTTAAAGAATTATATATATATATTATAAAAGTGAAATATGATTCTTAATATTTCTAGTTTATATTTTAATTTTATTTTGGAGGTGCTCATTATGAGTAAAGTATTTTTCATTTTAGGGTTCGTAATTGGGTTTGAACTATTCTTGGCTATTACTGCTGAGAATATTATTTTGGCAATTCCAAGTATTGTATTAATTTTAGCTTCAGTAGCGGTTTTGCTTTATGTCTATGGTATGGATTTCAGAGCAATTTTTAATTTATTATTTAGAGGAGCTAAGCGATAATGAATCTAGGTGTACTATTAGGGTTGCTAGTATTTATGCTAGCATCAAAAGATTTTATTGCGACCTATGCTACAACTACAGAGTTAATTCTATATATTATAGGGCTGATGTTAATGGGTTGCTCATGGTTAATCGATTTTCTTTTAGGGATTGATAGTAATTCTAAAAGGAGAAACAATGCTAGAAAATAGAGTGAATGCTGTAGAGGGAATATTAAAAGGCATACCAGATGATACAACAGTTAATCTTATTGTATTATATTCCGGTGGCTTTGATTCTACAGCACTATTAGATATAGCTATTAAAACTAAAGCAAAATTAGAAAATATAAAGAATGTATATGCATTACATATTGAAAGTAATTTAATCCATGAAGGGAAATTAGAACTAGAAAAGGAATATACTGAAAGATTTATATCTCATATTAATGAAGATGATAATAATGCAGATGTAAAATTTCTCAAAGTAGTTCGAAATATCCCTGAATTAGATGAATATGCCGAATATGCAGAGAATTCTTATGATCTGCTGATGGTAAATACTATAAATTCCGTAGTTCCATTTATTGGTGGAGCTCATTTAAATATAGTATTAGATGGAACTCTAGATAGAGATTCTAGAGTTTATCATTTACCATTCAATAAAAACTTCAGAAAGAATGAAGTATGGATGGAATTCCCTTTTCTAAAAATAGATAAGATAAGAATATTATCATATATTATTAGAAAAGGACTATATGAATTCTGTACGTGCTGTGAACAACCAGATCTTAAAGATCAATTTTGCTATAGTTGTAGAGATCACGCGAATGCTTTGATAGAACTACTATTAGAGAATGAAGTGTATGGCGGTACATATCCAGCAATAGATCTTGATGAAAAAGGTATCAAGTTCATTAAAAGAGAACTAACAAGAATTCTTGGAGGTGAGTGGAATTAAACCGAAAATTGAAGTGATATCTAGCTTAATTTTATTATTTGCTAGTATCATAGTAATAACAGCAACATTTGGATTTTTGATTCGTTTCATATTTGGTATGGAACTATTTACAAAATTCGAAGAAGCTATGGTATTTCTTTATGTGATCAATGGTGGTCTATTAGTATTTATGATAACTATAGGCTACATGATTTATAAATATCATAAAGGATAAAGAGGGATATTAAAATGGTTGATAAATTAATAAAGTTATTAATATATATGGTAATCCCATGGATTATAATGGTTCCAATTTATTTATTAGATGGTATATCTGGTACTAGATTAACACCAGTAATGCAACTTTTCTGCGTTTTGGTAGATTGCGGAATTGTTGCATTTTATGTAATTTGGTTAATTATTAAGAAGATCGGAGAGCTACAATGATTCTAACTGAATTTGACTTAAAGTATGGTAAATTATTAGAAGATATTTTAACTATAGGTGAGACATCACCCAATAGGACAGGAATTGATGCAATTTCAATCCCACAAATTACATTTACTATTAACTTAAGTGATGGTAATGTACCAATCCTTGGTTCCAAGTTCGTTCCGTTTAAAACGGCAGTTAAGGAATTATTATGGATTTGGCAAAAGCAATCTAATGATGTGCGTGAGCTCCAAAAAATGGGAGTTCACGTATGGGATGAATGGATGCGTGAAGATGGTACTATTGGTAAAGCTTATGGATACCAATTAAAGAAATTTGATCAAGTAAATAAATTGATCAAAACTTTAAAAGAAGATCCACATAATCGTAGAATGGTAGTAACTCTTTGGAATAATGCAGATTTGGATGACATGGCACTTCAGCCGTGTGCATTTGAAACTCTATGGAATGTATATCGTGGTAAACTAAACTGCACTCTTATTCAACGGTCTGGAGATGTAGGTTTAGGAGTACCATTTAATACACTACAGTATTCTGTCTTAGTTTATATGATTGCGCAATGCGTAGGTTTAGAACCAGGTGTATTTTGTCATTTCATTAATGATGCCCATATTTATGTAAATCATAAAGAGCAATTAATGAAACAGTTAAAAGAAATTTATGCATATGGTGTAGTTAAAAAAGACGAAATGCAATATCCTAAATTGAAACTAAATCCTGATATCACCAATTTTTATGATTTTACAATTGACGATATCACATTAGAAGATTATACTCCTGGTCCTAAAAGACCTATGGAAGTAGCAGTCTAATATTTTATTTTAATTTATATTTCTAGGAGATTATTGTTATGATATCGATGATCGTATGTTATGACGCACGCCGTCATATTGGTAAAAATGATGAATTGTTAGTGAAGATTCCAGAGGACCTAAAGCGTTTTAAACAACGTACTTTAGGTTGTAATATTATTATGGGCAGGAAGACGTTTGAGAGTCTTCCTGGCTTATTGCCACATAGAACCCACTGGGTTATAACTAGGGATAAAGACTACGTTCCTAAATATCCAGGGCCAAATGTTAAAATATTTCATTCTAAGCAAGAAGTCTTAGATGAAATTAAACGATTAAATTTGGCAAACGTATACGTAATCGGCGGTAGTCAAATTTATGAAGAATTTATGGATGTGTGTGACTGTATTCATGCAACGGTAGTTCATAAAATTCTAAAAGAGGGAAATGTATTTTTCCCAAAAATTAAATCAAATGAATGGGCCCAATCCCAAGATGGTAAGACTTGGGCTTGGAAAGACGATAATGGTGATATGTTAGAATATACATATCAAAATTTTTATCGAAAGAAAGATAATAAGTTGAAAATGGAGTCTAAGTTTAACAAGGTATTATAAGGAGTAATATATGGAAAAAGAACAACAAAGTGCAAAAATGTTAGATACAAAAGCTAAAATCGAAAAGTATTTTGGTCGTTTAGATGAAGCATCTGATGATCGAATCATTCAGTGGCTATGCGATGAGTATGGCTTAACTGAAGAAGAGGTAAAAAATACACATGTGTATATCCTTAAAACGGATATTATATTTAAATTTATTGCAGATTGCAAGCTAACAAAACGCGATTACCATTTTAATGCATTTCCTATTAGTAATCGAGCTAATGCTATTGCTAACCGCATTTCTGAATATAAAAATAATCCGAAGCCAAAAAACGAAGAGCTTCCGTTCTAATACTAATCTTGCATATATATTATAATCATGATATATAGTTTATATATAGGAGGATTTATTATGAATAGGAGGACTTTATTTCTATTACTAATTTTCACTTTTTCAATATTAGTGGCTCAAGCATCCACTGATAGAATTTGGTTCAGCTCAATGACTCGAGATCAAAAAGATCAAACAATCAGATATTTACAAGATTCAAATAAGGACTTATCTGATAGAGTTAATCTTTTAGAAAGACAAGTAAAAGAGTTAAATGAGCAAGTTTCTAATTTACAAAAATAGTATTATTTAATTTAAGGAGAATTAAAATGAAAACTAACAAAACTTTAATCTTAACAGCAGCAGTACTTTCCACAGTTTCTATGGGCGTTTATGCATCTAATGTTGTTACAGGTACAGATGCAGCAGCATTTGGTAAAAATAATGTAGTTGCCGGTTCCAGTGCATTTGCCGGTGGTTATAGCAATACTGTAAATAGTCAAAACAGCATTGTTGCGGGAACTTTAAACGAAGTCAATAAGAATACTGCAGGCAATGGCTCTGCATTGGTTATTGGTGACAATAACACAGTAGCAGCCTCCAGTGTATTAGCTGGCGGTTATGCTAACAAGATTACAGGGAATAACTCTGTAGTTAATGGTATTAAAAATACAGTAGAAGCTGATAACTCTGTTGTTACTGGTCAAAATAATAATGTAGCTGGTCTAGCAAACGATGTTAGTGGTAATACCAACACTGTCGATGGCTCTTATAATGCTACAAGTGGTTATAAAAATGCAACTACTGGATCTAGCAATATTGTAGGCGGTTATTTGAATACTGCTAGTGCTAATAATACATTAGTAGTTGGTATGAATAACAAAGCTACCGCAAATGAAGCATTTGCAGGTGGTCAAAAATCCATTGCAAGTGGTGAAGGTTCCATTGCATATGGTTATGAAAATAAATCTACAGGTTTGAATTCTGTAGCTCTTGGTAATCAAACTAAAGCAACTGCAGATTTTGCTACAGCTACAGGTTATTTAACCGAAGCTAAAGGCGGTTGGAGCTTTGCAGCTGGTAACCAATCTAAAGCTATCGGAAATGGCTCCGTGGCATTCGGTAACAAAAATAAAGCTATCGGATTGCATAGCTTCACAGCTGGTGATAACAATGTAGTCTATGGTGGCAATGCTACGGCATTAGGCAACTTCAATACAGTTGCTGGTGTAAGTTCTTTTGCTACTGGTCAAAATAACACAGTAAGCAAAGATTTCGGTACTGCTATTGGTACAAATAACACCTCCAATGGTGAAGCTGCTTTTGTAGGTGGTAATGGCTCCACAGCTCAAGGCGATAACGCTTTCGCATTTGGTTATAAAACACAAGCCATTGGTGATGGTAATATTGCTATGGGTAAATATGCTAATGCGACTGGTAAAGATTCCTTAGCACTTGGTCGTGATTCTGTAGCGAGTGCAGATAACACAAATGCATTAGGTCAAAATGCAGTAGCAAGTGGTGAAAATGCTACAGCAATTGGTCATGGATCTGAATCTGCTGGCCGTAACTCCAATGCATTTGGCTCTTCTGCTAATGCATCTGCTGACTTCTCTACAGCAGTAGGTAATAGTGCTAAAGCTAAAGGTGTATCTAGCACTGCTACAGGCTTTAATGCATTAGCTAATGGCAACTTCTCTGCGGCATATGGTAACGATGCTCAAGCAAAAGGTAATCGTTCTGTAGCAGTTGGTTATAATTCACGTGCAGAAGAAAGTGCAGTAGCTATTGGTAATAACTCCAATGCGGGTGCAGTTAATGCAGTTGCAGTTGGTGCCGGAAATGTAGTTACTGGTATTAAATCTAGTGCGTTTGGTGTAGGTAATACAGTGGCCCAAGCCAATACACATGCATTAGGTAATGAAATTACAACTACACAAGCTAATAGTGTAGTAGTTGGTAATAAATCCACTGATCGTGCAGCAACAACTGAAGAAGAAGCCGAAATCGATGGTTTGAAATATGGCAACTTCGCAGGCAAAGGCTCTGTAGCTAATGGTGTTATGAGCATTGGATCTGTTGGTGGCGAACGTCAATTAATCAATGTAGCAGCTGGCAAAGTATCTGCAGATTCCACTGATGCAGTTAATGGCAGCCAATTATATGCTGTAGCTCAAAACGTATCCAATGTAGCTAATAGCACTAAGAATGTAATTGGTGGTAATGCAACAGTAGATCAAAATGGTAATATCACGACTAACAATATTGGCGGTACTGGCGAATCTACTATTGATTCGGCCATTAATAAAGTCAATAGTAAAGTTAATGATCACGAACGTAAATTAAAAGATCATACTGATATGCTGACTAAACATGAAGATATTTTAAATGGTCATACTCAAATTTTAGAAAAACATGATAAAGAAATTTCTCGTTTGACTAATGAAAATATTCGACAAGATGCAGATTTAAAACGTCATGAAGCACAAATTCAAAATCATGATATTCAATTAAAAAATCAATCTAAACGCATGGAAAATCAAGAAAAACGTATTGATAATCAAGATAAGCGTTTAGATTATTTAGATGGCCGCATTGATAATCAAAATTCTCAAATTGAAAGTCATGAACGTAGAATTGAATCTAATAAATCTTTGGCTACTGAAGCATTAGCTGAAGCTAAGAAACATACTAGCGTTTCTGCAGGAAATAATGTAACTGTAACTACAAGCACAAATGCAGCTGGTGGCACTGATTACAAAGTATCTGTAGATAAAGTTAAATTTGGTAATGTTTCTTTAGATGACAAAGGTCTAAACAATGGTGGTAATAAAATCACTAATGTAGCTGATGGTACAATTGCAGCCGGTTCTAAAGATGCAATTAATGGTGGTCAACTTAATACTGTAGTTAATAATATTAACAGCCGTTATGATGGTTTGACTAACCGTGTATCTAAATTAGATGAACGTGTTAATAAAGTTGGTGCAAGTGCAGCAGCTTTAGCAGCATTACATCCACAAGACTTCAATCCAGATGACAAATGGACTGTAGCAGCTGGTTATGGTAACTACAAAGGTGAAAATGCAGCAGCTCTTGGTGCATTCTATCGTCCTAATGAAAATACCATGTTCTCTGTTGGTGCTACATTTGGTTCTGAAAATATGGTGAATGCTGGTGTATCCATTAAATTTGGTCATTCTGATAAATTAGTTTCTAATAGTCGTGTAGCAATGGCTCGTGAAATGCAAGACATGAAAGCAACTATTGAAGCTCAAAATAAGAAGATCGAAATGCTAGTGAATATGCTTCTCGGGAACAACGATAAAGTGAAAGATACTGTGTTCCCAGACGTTCCAGAAAATCATTGGGCTTATACTTTAGTTAATGATTTAGCACAACGTGGCTATATTGATGGTTACGAAGATGGTCAATTCAAGGGTGATCGTTTAATGACACGCTATGAATTTGCAGCTATGTTAGATCGTGCTGTTCGAAATGGTGCAGCTATTAATCAAGAAATGGCTGATGCTATTCGTGAATTCAAACCTGAATTGGATCAAATCAAAGCAGGTATGCGTTTCCATGTAGATCGTATCAGCGGTGAAGATACTGATTTACATAAAGTTGAACGTGTACGTGTAAACAACGAATCCAATCGTGATCAATATGGTACAGTTACTGCTAAATAATTAGGGTGATAAGTATGAATCCTATTATCCCTAATGATGTATTATACTTATATATCATAACAGATAAACTAATCGGATTAGGTTGGTTACTTATGCTTTTAAGTATGATGCTATTTATATTTCACATAATAGTTTATATTGATTATCTGGATTATGAAAATAAATCTGTTAAATTAGATGATGCTATCATGAAATATAATTATACTCATGGTAAAAAGATTAGATTTGTTATAGCACTAGTATTTGTACTATCTATAATTATACTAACATTAGTGCCAAAATCAGATCAACTTATGCTATTGATCTTAAATAATTATATGACTCCAGATACTTTAAATTCATTATCTGACAATGGAAAAGATATATTGAATGAATATATCAATATAATTAAAAGTGGAATGCATTAATAAGATTTATTGGAGAAGGGATTAAATCCCTTCTCCATATTTCTTATTTTTTATCTTTGGAGGTTATTATGCAACTAGAAGATATAATAAATATATTCAAATCTAGATATGAAATAGATAGATATGATCCTGAGAATGGATTACCATTCATCATCCTAGATAGAAATATTAAAGTTACAGTCCAAAATCATCATGTCTTAATAGAATGGAAGAACTTAGGAATTCCATCGTATATTAAGACTAAGAAAAATAAGATGCTATTTGGAATTGGCATACAAAAAGCATTTGTTATCCAATCTGGGTTCTATGATTCTGAGCTACTAGAGATAGTAGAAAAATGTAGTCTTAAGGCTACTGTAATATACGACAGTGTTATAAAATCCATGTTTGGTAGTCTACTTTTCTATAAACCAGATGGGACTGTATGTAATGTATATCATACCGATGATGGTCTATTTGATTTCAATCATCTATCTAATTGGGTTAAAGATCTAACTAAAGATGAAATGATTTATTATTTAGAGTCCATAGGATTTAACCAATAAGTCCACATATTAATACGAAATACTATTGATTGTGGGGTAATTTTATGCTTACTAAAATTGATGTAAATAATTTATTGAATTCATATGGCTATACATTGCAAACTACTGGCCATTACAAGGATTGCAATATATTGACTTATATGAATTCACTTAAAGGTATTGTTAATTTTGCAGTTGATGAAAATAATAATCCTTTAGCATTCTATATGGATTCAAATATTGTATTCCATAATATCAAATCAGAAATAGATGTAATTTATGCTATGGATCTATATATGGATAAGAATGATAATTTTATGAAATTTGTTTATAAAATTATTTTTACATATTATGATTCCTGTGCTAGAATCCATGTAAGAGATGGATTAGCAGAACGTACAGTAATTAGAATTGAACTTCCAGATAAAACAATTGTAATTACCGCAAACTATACTAATATCATTATTCAAGTTAAGTCTTTAAATGATAAAGATAATCCCGGAGAACGTATTAAAGTAGTTGAGGCTGGTAACCATCAAGAAGTATTAGATTTCATAAATGAGCTATATTAAGAAAAATATCCCAGAAGAGTTTCAAACTCTTCTGGGAATACTTCTTTATTTTTTAATATTTAGATTCAACTAGAGAGATGATTCCATTCTCTCTTACTGCTAATGGGAAGTTCATATTAAGATTAGAATTACGAGCAACACCAGTTTGGAAGTTTAGATTCATATCTTCTAATAAGAATGGATCTGGTAGACTAATATTTTGTACTACTTGACCAGTCTTAACATTCATTGCCACGAATTCACGATATTCAGTCTTAGTATCATAGACAACTACAGTTTTAATGTCTGGATTGGACTCAGCGATCATACGATTTTGTTCAGGAGTGAATTGTTCATTAGTCATTGCTGGTTGGAAAATATCCATACCACCTTGAGGTTGAACCATCAATGGAATATCTCCTGTTTCCAATCTTGGTGGCATAAATCCAGCTTCAAGTTGTTGACGAGGAGTATTGATGATATTTTCATACAAGCTCATAACAGCTGCATCATCATTACCTGTGGCATCAATCTTAAGTTCTTTAGTACGTTTAAGTTCCATATCATGACATTTAGAAATAACAGAGTTAAGTTCTTTAATGGCAGATAATTTAGTACTAGATAAAGAAGAAATGGTTGTAGAGATATCTGTAAGGTATTGATATTTACCTCTCATCTTAGAAAGACGAATATCATTAAATTCTTGCTTAAGTTCACCTTGTAATCCTTCGATTTGCATGATCATACCTTTAAGCATACCATTAGTTTCTTCATAGGATTCTGCATATGGTACATTTGTTACCAATTCAGATGCTTCTCCTTCAGGAGAATCTATATCTCTATTTTTTTTAGGTGGACGGCCACGTCTACGTGGTTTAATTAGAGTATTTTCATCCTCTACTGGCATAGGTTTTACGATAGACTCTGTTTTGCCAGATTTTAGTTTACCAAAGACTGATTTCATACTTAGATCAACTTTTGGTTCTTCTAAAACTGCATTACCAGAGACAATAGCTTCAGTATATTGCATAATAGACCTCCTAGATAATCATTATTAGATAGTTCTAGGTATTATAACCTATATGGCTCAAAATAGGCACAAATTAGATAAATACTATCCTAATTACATTATATTAGGTATAACTGGGAATGTTATAAGGAGAAATATAATGAATACTCTTAATATTTTTAATCAGTTTCCACAAGATTATGACTTAACTATATTACAAACTTTCTTTGCTAAAGGTGCTAAACAGGATAATGGACGTTGGTCTACTCCTAGTATTAGTATGGTAGCAAAAGATAATAATACTGGAAAAAAATACTTATGTGAAATAGAAGATCCTGAATATATTTGNCTAGTATTAGTATGGTAGCAAAAGATAATAATACTGGAAAAAAATACTTATGTGAAATAGAAGATCCTGAATATATTTGGTATTTAGCTAAAGATCAGAATCTTTCTTATCATCATGACTATCTTCCTATTGGAGAAGTCGAACCTGTACAATGTACAAATAGACAGTTAGAAAAATGTATAGCAGAAAAGACTAATAATCTTAGATTCTATATAAATAATATTAGTAGTGGTCAATATAGAGAGAATGCAAAGTTACATACTTTGAATCAAGTATTCTTCTCTGACCAAAATATTGAAGACCATTATAGATTCTGGTTTAATAGAATCTTTAAGAATGATATTCATTCTACAAGTAAAGCATATCTAGATATCGAAGTTGATATCTCCAATATTATTGGGGATTTTCCAGAACCAGGTGAAGCTCCAATTAATGCAGTTACATATATTTCCAATGGAGCAATTAATACTTACGTTCTAAGAGACCCTAGAAATCCATTGGTTCAAGAATTTGAAAATAATGTAGCTACTGGTCAAATAGAGCATGAATTAAGAGAACTTATTGAATTTGCAATTGGCGGAGAAGATCGTCAACGTAAATTCAATATTTATGGTATAAAATTTAATATAAAATTCTTTGATGAAGAAACACATTTGATTGCTTCTTTATTCAAACAAATTAACATGGAACAACCGGACTTCTTGATGGCATGGAACATGGCCTTCGATATTCCGTATATTATCGAACGTATCAAGAAGCTAGGATATACTCCAGAAAGTATTATGTGTCATCCAGACTTTAAGATGAATCCTAAAGCTGAATATTTCATTGATACTAGAATGGAAAACAACTATGCTGAACGTGGGGACTATGCATATATTAGTTCTTATACAGTATACTTAGATCAAATGATTCAATTTGCATCTCGCCGTAAAGGTCAATCTGCATTTGCATCATTTAAATTGAATGATATCGGAGCTCAAATTTGTGGTGTAAAGAAATTGGATTATCATCATATCACTACAGATTTAGCTAAATTGCCATTCTTAGATTTCAAGACATTTATATTCTATAATATCGTCGACGTTCTTGTCCAAGTATGTATCGAAGAATCTACAGATGATATTGGTTATATTTATAACTCAAGTGTTTTGAATAATACAAGATTCTCTAAAGTTCATAGACAAACAATCTATCTAAGAAATAAACAACAAGATTTCTATTATAACTTAGGATTGGTTGTTGGTAATAATATTAATAAAACAAAAGAAAAACCAACTGAAAAGTTTGACGGTGCTTTTGTTGCGGATCCTAACTTGGTGAATGATTCTGCTAAATTAAAGATCAATGGTGTACCAGTTTTCTTATGTGATAACTTAGTAGACTTTGACTTTAGCTCTCTATATCCAAGTATTAACCGTGAATTTAACTTAAGTTCTCCATCTGAAATCGGTAAGATTGAATTTGGTGATGATAAAGATGCAAGTTCTGCATTTGTAGAAGATATGGTAACTCAAGACTATCTAACTATTGGTAGTAGATGGTTTGGATTGCCAGAATTTAGCGATCTTGTAAAAGAAGTTAAAGCAATCTATTCTTCTGGTAGAATTAAGCCTAGATTAGATTTCAAAGTATATAAAAATGGTATCTTAAGTGAACCTGAAGTTACAGAATATAATGAATTGATTCCTGCAATTACAGATAATGGATTCGGATGTATTCCTGCAATGTATGGTGAACGTAATATCCCTGGGGGTAAAAATGATTAGATACTTTAATTTATCTATTGATGATATTAATAGTTTATTATCAATAAGTAAAGTTCTTAAATGTGATAGAATTATTTATGATGCAACTCAGCCATATTCGATTCTAGGTGTAGGACCTGATAATTCATATATTCAACGTATTATTGGATTACAAGTAGAATTGCCAGAATATTGTAATGGAATCATGTTTAATGTATTAGAAATGAAGAATTTAGCAAAACTAAATTCTTCAGCATCTATTACATGTGAATCTATGGATGTAGATTATATTAGAAATGCTAATAGTAGATTTCTTTCATTAGAAATAGATTCTAATTTGATTGGAAATGTAGAAAACTATAATGAACATCCTGATTATCAAACTCTTCAGTCAGCTCCAGCATCATTAGGGGCTATGTGTTTATATATAAATAATGTAGGATTCTGGATTCCTAAGACAGCGTTACCTACAACTAAGTCTGATAAAGTAAATGTAAATCTTTATACAGATGGTACAACTAAAGTTATTAGAATGAATATATATAAACCTAAAAATATTATCATCCAACAATCATTTATGTATCTATAAACAGTAAAAATCGGCTATAGAGTCAGACTCTATAGCCATTTCTGTTTATTAGGTATCATAAAAACATTTAAATAATTCAAAGGAGGAACGATAATGGCTGAAGATAAAAAAGATAAGAATGCCACTAACGCTGGTAATTCCTTAATAAAAAATCTTTCTAACTTTTATAAACGTACGTTTTTTACTCCTCCAGATGCCGATAGTGAATTAGAAAATATTTCAAATAAAATCAACAACTCTATGGGTCGGATTGTTAATGATATTAACTATTCTACAGGTCTAAGTTCTCTTAGTACACTGTATGCTAAATCATTAGAATATCAAAATGATCCAAAAGTAGCTGATGGTTTTGAAGAAATGTTTAACACTCTATCAGTAGATGGTGGTATATATAACTCTTTCTTCAACAATAGAAGTTTACGCTTATTCGATGCTGAAATCGATATGGTTTGTAAATACATGCCAATGCTTGAATATGCTATTGGTACTCTATGTGATAATGTAATCTCTTCTGACCACTTCTCTAAAGACTATATTTATATTTCTGATGAGAATGTAACAGTTGAAACTAATAAAGATGCTTTCTATGAAAATATCAAGGTATTGAAAGATAAGTATGATTTATTAGCAAAATTCCAAGATATCGTCTATAATACTTCTAAGTATGGTGAACGATTCATTTATATTGTACCATATGAAAGAGCTATTAAGAAGATTCTTAATAATCCTAATAACCAAATGAGTTCTTTACGAGAATCTATCGTATTGAATGAATCTGGAGTTATTAGCAGTAGCCCAGCTTTCAATGAAAATGGTTCTACTTATTCTAATACTAGTATTGATTCTAAAGATAAAGAAAAAGTATCTGTAGATTTTACATTCAATACAAGTAATGCATTATATGGTCCTATCATGGAACGTCATAATGCTATATCAAGATTCCAAGCAATCAAAGAAAGTTCTATGAACTTTAATGAAGCTACAACAAGTACAGTTTCATTAGTTGCTGATGATAAACTGGATGCTAGTGGATTCATGGATGATACTGCATCTAATGGTTTGACCACTATTAGTGGTCATGATATTAATACTAAGGAAAACTGGGGATTGAACGGTTGTCTATTTAAAGAATTAAATAGATACAAAATTATTCCTATCAAGATTGAAGACTTAGTATTAGGATATGCATATCTTGAAAACGATAGTGTATTTGGTTTAGAAGATGACTTCCCTGTAAGTGATACAACTACACCAGTCAATGCACTTGGTATTAATAAGAATACTGATTTAATGGCAACTAAGAATTCTGCTGTATTATCTGATGCGGTAGTTAAAACAGTTGCTCATAAATTGTCTACAGCTATTGATACTAAATTTATCAAGCTTAATAAAAATCTTTCTAAAGAAATTTATGCTATTCTTAAACATGATCTACAAGTTGGTAAGAATAAATACACTGTAACTTTCTTACCTCCAGATGATGTAGTTCATTGCTACTTCAAATTAGATCCAGATACATATCGTGGTATATCTGATTTATATAAATCTTTGATTCCTGCAAAATTATATGTAGGTCTTTATATCACTAATACGATTGGCGCTATGACTCGTTCTCAAGACCGTCGTGTTTACTATGTAAAACAATCTGGTATTGATACAAATATATCTAAGATTCTTTTAAATACAATTGACCAATTGAAACGTCAAAACTTCAATATTCGTCAATTAGAATCTATGAAAAATGTATTGAATATTCTTGGTAGATTTAATGACTTTGTAATTCCTACAGATAACTCTGGTAATGCACCAGTACAATTTGAAGTTATGCAAGGTCAAAATATTGATCCACAAACTGAACTAATGGATAGATTACAAACTATGGCAGTAGATGCTACAGATGTACCTTTCGAAATAGTTCAAGCAAGACAATCTATGGATTATGCAATCCAAGCTAGTATGTCTAATAGTAGATTCTTAAAAAAGATCTATAATAGACAAACTATCGCAAATAGATTCTTATCTAAGATTATGACATTATTATACCGTGGTGAATTTGATAGCCCAATGGCTACTATTAAAGTAAACTTACCGGTTCCGATGTTCTTAAATCTTACAAATACAAATCAGTTCATAGTTAATGCTAACGATATTGCTACATCTACTGCAGCGGCATTTGGCGCCGACTTAGATGATACAACTAGAGCATTATTTGAAAATAACCTTAAAGCTAGATTGCTCGAAGGATATTTAGATATGGATATGATTACAGCAGTTAAAGATAAAACACGTTTACAAGCTGCTAAATTAGTAGCTGATCAAGATAATGGGTCTTCTGATGCTGAGTATTAAACAGCAAAAACCGGACATAGGCTTCAAGCCTATGTCCGATATTGCTTTGTCGTCGTATTGTTTTGGATAGGAGATGAAGACTGCAAATAAGGATTTTTAAGTCCGTACAATTTGTTATTATGTGTATAGTGTTTTCCGTTTGGTTTTATTTGTCAGCAGCGAGCAAGGTATTTATATTCACGTTCATTAATCGATTTTAAATGAAATTTTGGTATAAGTAGTCATGTTATTTTATTAGGAGTATGTTATGAAACATTGGCACCTTATTTGCAGTCATTAAAATGTTATAAAAAATTAGTGACCAAATAAATAGGACTAGACCTTTATAGGCCTAGTCCTGATTTTATTTAGTTGGTTTTATTATTTACCTGTCCAAGTAGTCTTAGAACCAGTATTACCTTCACCATTACCAGTCAATGTACCATTGAAAGGTTTCATGTTAGTAATACCAGAGTAAGTCATTTCGGATTCATCCCAGATTGTACCTTTACGTACCCAATCAAGTAAGCTTTGAGCTTTCTTGTTTACAGATGGGTTGGCAATAGGGAAACCGGAGAATTCAACAGACAATTCTTTGAAGCCGATATCTTGACGGTCTACGTTGTAGATATTCAAGTCAGCATTTGTAGGTTGAGCAGCTACAATGTAGAATGCTTTTTCTACGTTCATCAAAGTATTATCAGTTACGATATATAAGAAGCTAAATACTTCTTTATCGAAACCAGGGTCTGTGATAGTACCATCTTCAATAAGACCATGATAATGTTTAACTTGTGTTGTTGGATCTTTGATGCCACGCAAGAACAATTCATGAACCTTTGTTAAGATAGAACCAGATTTTTCAAAGTAACGTAATGTGAAAGTAGAAGCAGATTGGCTATTAACTTTGTTGATTACGTTGATATTTTTAACACCGTTTGTTAATTCTGCAGTTTCGGAGTTGATGTTATCAATACCGTCAAGACCACGGAATTCATATTCAAGAATATGAACGTAAGTGTTAATCAATTTAGCATATTGCTCATGTTTTTCAGCTAACTTCTTTAAGAAGAATGGAATATCAAGTACTAAGAATAAACCATAGCCAGATTCAAATTGGTTGAATTGGTAAAGGTTAGCCCAGTCAGTTACACCACGGAATAAAGCATAGTTAGTCAAATCACGAATATCTTTAGTGCCGTCGAAGATAAAATTAACAGCACCGCTTGTACGTTGTTCAGCCATTTTTATCCTCCTTATTAGATCTTGGCACTATTGTTTGTAGTAGCAATTGGAATAGCTACGATACGGAAGATTTCTGCTTGAGCAAAATCTTTGAAAGATACTTTGATTACCGCATATACAATCTTGTTAGCTGCATATACAGAATCAGTTTGGAAATCAATAGAAATAGATGCAAATTTAGAGGAAGATGCATCGATAACTGCTTGAATATCTTTCTTATAGTCTTCAAAGTCTGCACCAGTAATGAATTTATAACGGGATTTAGGACATTGAATACGAATATCTTTAATAAGACCTTGGATATTCAATACGTTATTGATAAAGCTCAATTGTGTAAAGATATCTTGGGATGTATATTCAGTAGCAATATGGAAGATACCATTATAGTATTTACCAAAGTTGATACGAAGATCATCCATTTGGTCTACTTGGTTACCAGCCGGAGTAATCTTAGGTACATAGCTTAAAGTACCTTCGATAATTTCAGGAACTGTCCAACCATTACTTTGACCAGCACAAACTAGAGAACGACCATTAGCAAAGTGCATACAAATCAAACGAGCGATTGCATAGCCCATAGTAACAGTAACTTGTTTCTTAGTATATGGATCATAAGTATCAAAGTATTGACAATAAGTACCGATAAATTTGTTATTGATACCATTGTTAAGTGTCTTAGCATTCTTAATAGCTAGGATATTGGTCAAACCAGTTGTACCCATATCACGGAAGAAGAATACGTCTTGACGGAAAGTAACTAATGCTTCGATAGCACGTTTAGTAATGTGAGGATATGCCGCATCAACTACCACATCGATAGGGTTGTTGTCTGTGTCATAGATTTCATCATTAAAAGTACCATCATATACTTTAGTCATTTCTTTAGCATAAACAGATTGATTATCAGTTACGCCTTTATAAGTTTTGATAGGAGCATCACCGAAAGTTTCACCATTGAAGCCGCCGATCAAAGGATGACCGTTTACGGAATCAAGTTTAACAGTAGCAACACCATCAGTTGTAGAAGTTAAAACTTCAAATGTTTTGAAAGTTTCACCTCTCCAAGTACGTGCAGTGATGATATCAGATTCACGAAGTACTGCTTCATTAATACCAGAAAGGGAAGCAATTTTCGCAAATAACAAATTAACTTGATCTTCGAAACCAAAGCATTTTACTTGTTTAGAAGTACGTTTGATTACGGAGTCAAAGAATAAGTTAAAGCCAGATTCTACTTCATCTGGATTCAAAGAGAATACAATGGATTCCAATGTATTATTGTTTTCTTCGATGTCCAATACATAACGAGTAGATTGAGCAGAGCGGGAAAGTGTAGTATCAGTAGAAATGGTAATGGATTTTGCAGATACACCACGACCATTATCAGTGATTAAGAACAAAGGATAACGATTATCTTTGTTATTTTTGAATTTGTTATAGAAAGCTTCAGCAACTGCTTTATAGTCAGAGCCATATTTATTTTCAGTAGCTTCAAGAGTTTCTATAGAGAAGTTAACTTGACAAACTTTAAACATAGCAGCAACACCGTCGCTACCTGCTTCAGTTTTTGTGTAAAGTGGACGATCTTCTGGTTTGGAAACTGCATCTACGTCAGTTTTCTTCCAGTATAAATCTTCCATTTCATAACTTCCATCTAGTTTTGTTACAGGAGCTCCTGTTACAGAGTCTGTTTTAATTCGAGTTTCTTGACGGGAAATTTCTTTGGTATGAGCTACAACACCAAGCATAGCTAAACGAGAAGTTGGGTCAACAACACGTTTTGCATAAACAATACCACCATTGTTGATTACGTTAGCGGCTTGAAGTAAAGGTTGCCCATGACGTGCAAAGGAAATTTCACCATATTGGTCAAAGAAATCTTTACCTTGCCATTTTGTATATTCTTCAGTGCCTTTGTCGGATGTGAAGCCGGCAAATACAATCGGCCTAACAGTAGAGTCAGCTACATTCAGAGAAGGAATATAACTTTGGTCTTCAAGAATGATTTTTGTACCAATCATAATCTCTTATTTCCTCCTTAATAGAATTAAAATAGTTCTAAACGATCCGATTGGAGATCTATTTAAACTTTTATTCATATGTTATTCCGGGCCCTTTAGGTCATTAGGATCTTTTCCATAGGGCTATCTACCTTATTCTTGTTGATTACTGCGTTTACAACAGCATCATCCCAGTTTTCAGAAGTGATAGAAGTGAAGGCGGAAATATACTTAGGAATCATCTTAATTGATACTGGTTTATATTTATGCATGTCGGTCTCTTTAGCCAATCGGAACGGAACTGATTCATCTTTAGTAGATCTGCATAATTCAGAAATAAGAATACCAAACATCTGAGCAGATATACCGAAGGAAGATCCATTAAATTTAATAGAGTCCATTAAGAAGGTATGTAATTCATCATAAGGAATTACATTAGGTATATTACCAGTAATCATAAAGATTCTAAACATATTTTCTACGTTCGTGATATCTTCTGGAGATCCAGTATTTACAATAGCTACATCATCTTTCTTAAATCTAAGAATACGATAATCTACTGGAACTGGAATCTTCTTGTCTAGGATATAGTCTTTGACTTTTTCAACAGAAGAAGGCATGCAGGAAATTAACACAGGGTGGTTAA